AGCCGGTACGGGAGGGGAGAACGTGAACGTGCCTCCCGCGCTAACATCCTGAGTAGCCGTGTCCGACGCCGTGCTTTCTGTGATGGTGCCAGCGGCAGTCGCCCTGCGAAGAGATACTGAGGCCTGGATATCAGAGCCTACGGCGAAGTTCAAAGAGACCGTCACGTCGCCGTCAGTGTGGTCCCAGTTGCTCCACCCGGGCTCATCAGACGGCTCTACTATGAAGCCCATTGTTTCAGGAGTGGCCGCAGCAGCGTCAATCGTGACGGTCCCTGCCGACGCAGGCAGGTCTTGCTGGAGTTGGGCGTACGGCTGGTCCTCACTGACCGTGCCTGTCAGCCATGTGCCGTCAGCCGCCGAATCAGGGACAGCGTCGCTCAGATACCACTTCCAGCCGTAGTCGCTGATGGCGTCTGTGGAAGTTACATACCCTGTAGGCCACTCGTCTGTCTCGTTCCACGGGATGGCGTCTGGCGTTGAGCCTCCGACGATAGGTGTCAGCACTTCGCAGTCCGTGGTGTTTGTTTCCCAAAACACATTCCACGGGCCGCCGCCAGACGTAACCTTAGTCCAGATCAAAAGCACGCCAAGTCGGTCATCCGCCGCAAACGAGCCTGACCATGAGATCCCAGTGAACGTGAACGTGTAGATTCCCGTACCGCCACCAGAGACATCTACGCCGATCTCATTGGCTACCTTGGCGCCTTCTTTCGTGGCACCATCAGAGCCAATCCGCCAAAGCTGTACGTCTAGGTCAAGAGCCGTGTAGGTTCCCACGATAGACGTGACGTTGATTTCTACAGACGTGTCACCAGTCACCCACGCAGACCCAGAGGCGTCGCCTCCTGGGCTGCCTGCGCGAGTTGTGTGCAGGAACTCTCGCGTGTGGCCGCCTGAAGGGAAGCCAGTTGGCTGAGACACAGATCCAGCGGTCGAGGCTGCCAGCTTGATGGACTTGGCTTCCTGAAGAGGCTCGACGCTTACGCTAGGGATGCCGCCAGTGATAGCAGGGAGGTCGTCATCTGCATCAGACAGGAAGTAGGTAGCAGACTCGTTTACAGTGCCGTTGTCGCCATCCACGACAAGCGGGCTTGCCTCTTCCGCGTACTGGTAGAAGCGGATGTACTTGGTGCCCACCTCCATGGCATACGCCTGGGCATCGTTGAAGTGGAACTTCTCGATGCGCAGATCGTCATGCGCGTCCTTGCACTCCTGCACGAAGCGGAGGCCGGGACGGTTCTGAGCAGAGCCAGAGCGGGTGGCCCAGAAGTTCTTCATCTCCCGCAGGCCAGACGCCACCTTGGAGGTGTCCATGCGAGGCAGTAGCTGGTTGGCCACCTTCCCGCCAGCTAGGCTTCTCTGGAATATGCTGGGCATTAGAAGAAACCCCGAGCGTTGATGAAGTCCAAGTCTGGATCCTCATCCCTCGGGATTTCCTCGTTCAGCATGGACGCTGCTGCGGCCTGCATCTCAAGGCTGTACATGCGCAAGGCGTCTTCCCTGCGCTTTAGATCCACAGAGAGAGGAGTGGCGATCTCGGCTGCAAGCTGCCACGCGAGCGCGGAAGCGAACTGCTCTGTGTACAGCGTGGCATCGGTGATTAGCTGCGTGTACTCGATGTCAGCGTCAGCCTCGGACACGTCGGTCATGATGACCTTGGAGCCGCTGAGGATCTTCACCTCGTAGCGCCACTCGGGCAGGCCGACGAAGTTGACAGGGAAGGTTCCGCCAGCCTGGCCGAACAGCCCGTAGTCCCAGACGCCTCTGTCATTCACGAACCGCCTGATCTTCAGGCAGTCAGTCGGATAGTCGTAGGCGTTTTCCCACTCGTCCGTCCAGATTTCACCATCGCCGTCGTCGTTCAGGACTAGCGTTGTGTAGGCGCGTGCGAACGTCCACGGGAACGTCTCAAGGGCCTTGTTGCGGCAGCGCTCGTACCACTGGACGCAGACGGGAAGCTCTTTGCCGGTGTCCGTACTGTTGGCAAGAGTCCCGTCTACGTCCGTGAGCTGCCGCGAGATCCCGATACGGCTCAAGGCCATGTCGGCTACTACGATCTCAGTAAGAGCCATAACAGCCCCCTAGGGCTAGTACGGCATCACAGGAGAGCCACCGTCTCCGTCCATACCAGCCACGCCAGTGCCAGCTCCACGCTTCTGCCCATGCCCGACCTTTCCGCGCATCGAAGGATGCGGGATGTTGTTCAGGTCAGGTCGGAACAGACGCGCACGCGGGATCTTGTCCGGGTCAGACGTGCCAAAGGCTAGCTCATACGCCACCTTGGCGTCATCATCAATCGGGACGCACCAGTTCGGAGGATGGTCCGTGTCGCCACGGTACTCAAACTCCTGGTCCGGGAGCACCTTCGCGTTGATGTAGACTTTCTCGCCTGAAACCGGATCAAGAACAGCTCGGTACTTAGCCTCGCCCCTGACTAGAGCCTTGAGTCGCATGGCTTTATCAGGCCGTCGGGGTGACGATGTTCAGAGCGCTGGCGAAGTCACCGGCCTTCTGGAGAACAGACGGAGCAAGCGACACGCGCATAGTCAGTTCGCCAACAGTGATGTTTTCGCCTGAGGCGGTCAGGATGAACCCGGTGTACCGGAGGTACGGAGAGCCAGGCGTGTTGCTACCCGGTGGCAGCACGAAGTTGATAACGTCACCAGCAGCGAGATCAAGTTCAGCGATAGCCCCGGAGTCCCAGTGAACCGTAGGCGTGGTGAGCGCCTCGGCGGCAGAGGACACGAACTCGATCTGGAGAAAAGCTGCATCGCCAGTGCTGTCGAAGGACGTGTCAACGCTGATCGTCCCGTAGAGCGGCGTGCCGTGACCTAGATCAACGCCACCGTTGCCGGTGAATAGCGGTGAGCTGTCGTAGACGTTATCGCTGATCTCAGGCGTGGCAGTCGCGACGGTGCCGTCTTGGGCGTCGCCGTACAGAAGTTCTGCATCAGAAATAGCCATTTGTTTTTTCTCCTAGATTGTTTAGGGCCAAGCGGCCATTAGCTGATGACGGCTTCGGAGTAGCCAAGCTCGTCGGCAACCTTGATGGGGACATTGCGGAAAGTCGTAACAGCCTCGCCGTCAAAGTCCTTGGTGACGTAGATGTTGTCCTGAGTGCGCCGCAGGGCCTGCACGTCAAGCTCCTCAACGATGTTGCGAGGGGCGTAGAAGCAAGGCTTGCCCTCGGAGATGTTGGGGATGCGCTTCAGTGCGCGGGTCATCTGTAGAGACAGCTCAGTCGCCGCACCGAGGGCCTGCGTGGAGGTGTTGAGGTTCATGTCGCTCAGGTCGATGTTGGCGATACGCACGGCGTAGCGGGGATCGGCGACGACAAGCCCAGCGTCCCACTCCCAGTGGTCAACGTATGCCTCGATCGTGTTGCCGCCGAGGCCAGCCGTGGTCTGCCAAGGGCGGAGACCGTGATCGGAGTGCCTGACACCAGCCTGCGTGCCCATCGGGTACGAACAGTGAACGTACTCGCCCCAGCAGATCAGGTACATGCTGGAGTTTTGAGTGCCGTTGCCAGAGCAGTTAAGAACGTTGTCGCCGAGCGTGGCGTAGCGAGTGCTCATGCCGTAGAACTCGCGGTCATCCGTGGACTCGTCGCCACTCCAGAACAGCTCCTCGAACTTCTTGGCGAAGCTGGAGATGAACCCGCGAGCCTGGTTGAAGCGCATGGCCTCTGGATGGTTGCTCAGCTTGAGCGCCTTGGCGTCCGTGTGGGACCAGGCGTCCATGAGCGACAGGCCATCCTCGACCTGACCGAAGGTCGCCTTGCTAGGCGCGGTGCCCTCGTTGATCCGACGCAGGTTGATGGTCGGCTCGCCAATCGTGATCGTGGAGAGGTGCGAGGTCTGCTTGTTCGTGGGCATCCACGGAGCGTCGCCCGCAATGGGGTTCGCACGGGAAAGCCGGTTGATGACCTTTGCGGGCATCCCCTTGGGGTCAAGTTGCTTCGCAATGTCAGCGAGGGTGAGGACATCACCGCCGAGGGTAGCCATATCTTTTCTCTCCTAGATCAGAGCCGTGGCCTGTTTATGGCCGTGGGCTATTCGGGAAGAGGTCTTCCCAAGATGGGGGTCCGCCGTGAACCGACTCCGGTCCACGAGCAA